TTACTATCGCTCAATCAATGGAGATACAGAACTAAGATATGATACCGCAGTGAAAGTAATTAATGCTATCGAAGAACTTCACTCGATACAACAAGCCCGTCAGCATACCGAAGGACTACGAGCTTCTGGTCAAGATGTTAACCGACGCTCGGTTAGAGCTAAGTTTAAGCCAAGAAGCATTAGCCCATAAGATTGGCTGTACTGTATCACTCATCCACAAGTGGGAAGCGCATAAGCGTTTGCCTTCTGGGTTCATGCTTATGTGCTGGCTGGATGCGTTAGAGTATGACATCGAAGTCAAAAAAAGGCAGCGCGATTGATTGTATTGCATGCCAAACAACAACCACTTGGTTCGTTGCAATACTTAAAAACAATGGCGCAGCTACTTACGAGAAGCATTGGTATGTCTGCCTTCATTGCTATGAGGAGGACAAATGGCAAACCGTAACAAGAACAAAGGAACTTACCACGAAAAGTGGTTCGTCGATTGGCTCACGAAAGCGGGTATCAAAGCGAAAAGGCAACCCCTCTCAGGCAGCTTGGGAGGAGAGTATTCAGGCGACATCAAGCTCGAACTCTTCGGACAAGAACTGGTGGGAGAAGTAAAGTATAGGGACAAGTCTAACTTCCCTAGCCCATTCACAGTATTAGATAAGCGAGACATTGCTTTCTACAAAAGACGGACGGGAAGTCCGCAAACATTAGTCATAATGACTGGTGAACAATTCCTAACATTCATGGAGAACGCAAATGGAGAATCAAAACAAAATGATAAAAGCTCACCTTGAAAAAGGTAAGCGATTAACTTCACTAGAAGCATTAGATTTATTCGGCTGCTTTAGATTATCAGCTAGAATATCTGAGCTAAAAACTTCTGGCTATCATGTAGAAAAAACTATGATCGAACTTCCAAGCGGTAAAAAAGTAGCGGAGTATTACAAGCCATGAAGAAACCTAAATCATTAGGCAATGCAGTAGCCAGCAGTGTGTGGGATGCACACATTACAAAAGCCACGAGCTCACCGCACTACGCTAAGGAATACAAGAAGTATAGTTATGTGCTCGATGAGTATGAGATTATAGCCAAGCGTATCAAGAACGGTGAACCTGTTGGTGAGCCATACTTCAAGGGCGAGCAGCGAAAAAAGCTGCTTGAACTTACTGATCTTACAGAAGCTGACCTCAAAAAATATCTTGAATAAACTGCAAGTATGCAGTAGTCTAACCCATATAATAAAAGGAGAACTTAATGGAACGTAAAGGTTTCATAGGCGGCAGCGACTGCGTAAAAATTATGAATGGCGACTGGCTTGAGCTATGGCAGATCAAGACTGGTCGCGTAAAGTCAGATGACTTGTCTCGCAATATTGCAGTACAACTCGGTAGCTTTACTGAAGACTTCAATCTCAAATGGTTTGAGCAAGAACACGATTGCGTATTGTCTGGTCATCAAGAAGAGCTAGAGGATATGATTGGCATCGTGCCAGCCAAGGGCATGATTGATGCTCGCTGGGGATCTCGCATTGTCGAGGCTAAGCACACTAACCCATACAAAAATATGGATGACATCATCGAATACTACATGCCGCAGATACAATTGTACTGTTACCTATCAGATGCAGATGGCGCATACTTCTCAGTAATCTTTGGCAACAGCAAATGGGAATCAACTTATGTATCGTACAACCACAAGTATTTCAATTCTATGTGGGCGGTGGTGTCAGACTTCTGGGGTTACGTTGTACGCGACGAAGAGCCAATCGGTATCAACCCACCCGTTCTCGAAACAGACAGTATTGAAGTGGACGGGATGGTCTCAAGAAACGCGAGCCTCGATAATCAATTCATTGATAAAGCGATTACATACATCAACGGCTACGAGCACAACAGAGTATTTGAGAACGCAAAGAAAGATCTCAAGAACATGGTCAGTAGTAACGAACGAGAAGTTTACTGCGACCACCTTACAATCAAACGAGACAAGCGGGGATCACTCCGCATAACAAGGAGAACCAACAATGACTAATAACCTAAACATCTGGGACAAGCTGGCCTCTTCAGACCCCAAATATCTGAAGAAGGTCAGCTTCGGCAGCCGATCATTCACCGCCATCGATCCGCAATACCAAGTCAGAAAGATGACTGAACAGTTCGGGCCAGTCGGTGAGGGCTGGGGTTGGCACAACACAACAGAGATTGTGCCTGTGAGCAACGGAGACAGCGCTGTGCTAGCGCATGTTACTGTCTGGCATGGCACACCAGCAAATTCATTTGGCCCCTTCACAGGGTGCCGTAAGTTCTTTGATGCAGCTAAGGGTCGTATGGCTGAAGATGCACCGAAGATGGCTATCACTGATGGCCTAACCAAAGCACTGTCGCACATTGGCTGTGATGCTGACATCTTCTTAGGTAAGATGGATGGCAATAAGTACGATCAAGACAGTGGTAACAAGAGCAGTGGCTGGTAGTCACACAACACAGGAGCCAGAAGCATGGCAGAATATGACGACACAAACAGAGGCGCAGCCTTTACACCATTTCCAACACAGCAAATGATCTTGCAAGGCAAGGTCAACGTAGAAGGTGTGGATTCAAAAGTAGTTCTTGTCAAAGACCAGACCAAAGACGGTCGCGGTATTGTCGAGGTCTATCAAAAGATGGCTGTAATGTTTGACAACGATAAGAAAGGCAATGATGCAGCACCCGATTACTCTGGTCCCGTTGGTGAAGACAAACGGATTGCTGGGTGGAGACGCATGAAAGATGGTAAACCTTATATGTCTTTTCAAATAAGCGACAAGCAACAAGGTCAACAATCTGCATCCCCCCCCTTGTCAGAAGATAGCATTCCGTTCTAAGCTAAGCTTAGTTCTCCAGAGGGACGTCCTGCCCTCCTCACAACTGCCCTGCTTAATTAGGTTTCGCACTGTTTAAGTGGGGCTTTTTTTTACCCAAAGGAGTTCATCATGAAATTAAATAATAAAAAATTAATAGAGTTAAGAAAGGAAAGAGGAATAACTCAAGCAACAATGTGCAAAGATCTTAACTTACAGCAAGCTAATCTTTCTCGTTATGAAAGCGGGTCAATTCAAAACCCTTCTGCAGCAATGGTTAAAGCGATGGCTAATTACCTTGAGTGTCACATCGAAGATCTTCTTTTAATTGGAAAAGAAGACAGCCAAACAATTCCAAATCGAATTGATATTCATGTTCACTTTCATTGGGGAGAATAATTAATGGAAACATGGAAACAAATGGAAGCTCGGCATCGCCGTGAAAAACTAGAGCTAGTAAAAGCATTAGCGCAATCTCGCTGCACTCAAACACAAGCAGCAAAAATCCTTGACGTAAAGCTATCTGGCCTGAATAATTTCATTCATCGCAACAACATATTCTGGCCTGTCATAGAGCAAGGAAGAAGGCAATGAAGATACACCGCGCACATGAAGTAGAGTTAGACTTTCTTAAGCGTAGAGTTGATACACTAATCAATGAAGAAAACAGAACTGACTCACACCCAAATGTAAAACAAGATCTATGGGCAGCACGTTCTGAACTAAACCAATTCGTAAACAAACTAAGAAGTGAGGGCTATCACATATGACGGAAGAACAATTACTAGCCGCCATGCTTGAGGACGCAAAGCAAGTTAATAAAAGAGCTAGAGAAAGAGACGGACAAAGCCGATTCTTAAAACAAAACTGTACTGATTATCATATAGGTGGCAAAGACGCCAAGCCAGAAACAAAAGAAATAATCAGACTAGCTTTAGAAGGCAAAGACAAAGACTCTATATGCAGACGCATGTCCTTCATGGGATACAGTCGCGCCTTAACTATAAAGACTTTATCTCGTCACTCAGATAAAATTAATAACGCTAGAGCATTAGCTCAAAATGAGGGCCATCAATGAATGGCCTTCGACCCTGCTCCCTACGTCTATCAACGTAAGCATTCATAGCCTCTTCCATTGTGCCTTCCCACTTACGAATGTCAGGTACATGCCAAGCTGCTCCCCAGCGCACAGCCACACCAGCAGCATTGGCACCTTCCTTCATAGCGTCAGCCAAATCGTCATACAGATTAAGCTCCCAAGAACCACGGCCCTCAATGTAAGCCATCAGATCAACAGCCAATCCTTCTAAATGCTTTGACTTCATAGTCTGACTAGCG